CCCTAGAAAAACATCTTGCACTTCACGCCGAAAAAGAAGAAACGCAGGCGAAGCAGAAGACGAAAAAGATCGTCAAGGCTCACCCGAGCGAGGCGCTGACTGCAAAGTAAGACTGCATGTGCCACTTTGTACGAGTGGCACTGGTACACACTTGCAAAAAACTGCACACCCTCGATGCTCACAGACCTAGAGCGTGCCGTGCGTGCCAGGAACATCCTAGTCACGTCTCGCGCAAAACACAAAGAACGCCTGCAACAAATCAAAGATCAACGCAACAAACTTCTTCTGCAAATGACAACATGCGATGATGAGTCAGTTCAATACGAAAACCTTGAACGACAAATTGACGTACTTGATCAACAAGAGTACGAGCTTCACGCAAAACTCAAAAAAGTTCTTCAAGCTGCTGACAAAGAAATCAATGAATCAGTTGCACGACTTGTTCAGCAACATTTCGGATCCGATCTCTATCGCTATACAGCTTCAGGAAATGCACCCGATTATGACGACAGCGCAACGTAAAAGATCACATGCGATAGAAGAAATTATCATCTCACTCGCAGCTCTTAAATTGCAGCTTGCAGCAAAAGAAGACTCGCACGGCTTTGCACGTATCTACAAGCAGCAAGTAGAAGCAGCAAAGAGGGGCTTGCTTATTTTGCAAGAAGTGCTAGACTCCAACGCCAACTGACTTTTCAGAAACCATGACGAACGAAACCACGCAGTATGCAAAAGCTGAAAACGAGTCAGCTCGTTTCACAATGATCTTAAACGATGCGATCAGAGATGATCGTATTAGCTGGCGTGCAAAAGGAATACTTGCTGGCTGCATGAGCCATGCAGGCAACTTTCAATTCAACAAGTCCTGGATTATTGATCATGGAACAGAAGGGCGAGACGCAGTAAATAACGCATTGAACGAACTTCGCAAATACGGATACCTAGAAGACAAAATAAATAGGTGCGAGAAAACTGGAATAATAGTTGGCTGGGGTCTTATTTTCAAAGATCGTCCAAGTGAGCCAAAGAAGGGCCGTCTCCCTGAAAACCCGTCAGACGGTTCCACCGTCTCCCTGAAAACCCGTCAGACGGATAACCCGTCAGACGGAAAACCAGTGACTATAAGAAGACCAATAAATCCAGAAAACCAATCTCTAGAAAACCAAGTAGCCCAGCGCCCGGCGACGCCTCCAGCGGCATCGACGAGCAGCGCACGCTTCACCGCCGAGACGAAACACATTCCATTTGACTTGCAAAATGTCGCTGACGACGTTTGTGCATTTTTCAACTTGCACAAGTCGGGCGCAAAAACAAAACGCGCTTTCGATGGGCTAATCAAAGAACTGCTGCAAATTAAACTTGACAAAAGCGGCGGCATCAAAGCAGTACAAAGTCAACTTGCTGTTGCAATTAAGCGATCTGAGATGGGTGAAAAGAAATGGGCGTCGATCACGTATGACAACTGGCAGCGTTATGGGCAGAGTAATGCAAATAACTCTAAGTTTCAAAGTCCACAGCTCCCCATGATCTCTGTTGCTTTTGCGGAAGACATGGTGTAGGATCTACAAACTCAACCACTCTGCTCGGAAACATGACTCTTCTCGACCTCGCCAATTTTGAAACTGCTGCTGACTCATCAGCAATTGAAAAACACTTTCTTGCCGCCGCATATAATCATCTTTCTTTTGACGTAGGCGATAATGATTGGATCTGTGAATTCATGGATCTACCAAAATCTACTGAGCTATTCAGCGACCCATTTAACAGATACGCATACAGCTGCTTATATGAAGAGTTCACTAACTTTTCACATGCGCCCATCAATGACATTACATTTTCGACTCGCCTAAAAAACGCATCCTCTTGCGAGCTAAGAGCTGCTGAGGAATATGTGCAAAGTATTGCTAGTTTGCCGATTGAAAATGATCTAGACACCTGGCGCTTTCAAATTCTGCCCATCTGGAAGTTTCATCGTTCTCGCCGTCTGATCAAAGATTATCTTGCAACGTCGCTTGATCTTGTAAATAAAAGCTGCAGTCAAGCCGAATCAAAAGTTGCTCTTGCGAATGTTCTTCATGCCGCCGAACTGCTCGACGGGAATGACCTCGCTCAGGAGGCCCTACACCCCCTCCTCGCCTCTCGGGAGATACTCCTAGGCCCGAAGCTGATCAACAGGGTCTTGCAGACCCGTTTCAGCGGGCTGAACAGCTGCTTGGGTGGAGGCATCCGTCACCCGGACAGCGCAGACAAGGGCAGGCTCATCGTTGTGGCAGGGCGACCGGGCTCTGGCAAATCAACCTGGGCAATGAATCTTGCACTTGACGTTGCAATGAAAAAGTGCAAAGTACTGTTCTACACGCTTGAGATGTCAGAAAAAGAAGTCTGCGATAGAATGATAAGTTGCATGGACTATCTTAATTGCATCGAGAACAACGCACGCAATCCTTTGTCTTATGCGCATGTCATTCGACAAGCACGCGACAAAGATCAAGAAGAACGCCTGCGTGAAATGCAATTAGAAGAAATAGCAAAGAATCTGATCTTTGCAAAAACTTACGACGTTACACCCGATCAAGTTGTTTCTAAAATCAAAACAGAGAAGCGTAAAAATAAAGATCTTGGGCTTGTCGTTATAGATTACCTTACTTTGCTTGATCTCGACTCAGAAAAAGTTTCAAGCGAAAACAGAGCACTTGCTGTTGGCAAGGCAACGCGACGCCTCAAGACAGTTGCCCTTCAGACAGGTGTTGACATCCTCGCCGTCTGCCAGCTCAACAGGGGCGTGGAAATGCGTGACAACAAGCGTCCAATGCTTTCTGATCTACGTGAATCAGGTCGCATCGAAGAAGATGCTGATGTTGTAATTATGAATTTCTGGCCGTATTACTACGACAAAGAAGCCGACCCACTTCTTTATGAGTACGCCGTTGTGAAAAATAGACAAGGTGCGACGGGAACATGCAATGCAACGTTTGCTGCACAGTTTTATGCAATGCTTGATTCGATGAGTCAACTATGAAGCATTCCTCTCGCCGTGAATCTTGCCCAATCTGCGGACGCAATACAGACGACAAATGTAGGTGGAACGATGAAGTGATATTTTGCTACGACGGAACATCTTTTGCACCGCCTCAATACTTGAAGTTGGGCGATAAAGTAAAAGTTGGTTTGGACAGTTATGCTCTATTCTCGCAAGCGTGTGGATTTGCAAATAACTCTTATGGGTTCGCTTTAGTTGATGACTTCGATTACAGATTCTTGCGCTATGAGGACAAAAGAGCTTTTAGAAAAAAGTGCGTTAACATTACACGCACTTTTATCAAAAAGCGAGACAAAGTGTTTGCGTTCGTAAATGCGCTACGCGATGAATGCGTTTTTCACGAGATGCGACTTGATGAGTTTTACGCAAACAAGCGCTGCACTAAAAAAGCAATTTATCTAGTCGCCGCTCTTTCTAAATTTGCCGCTGCTAACAAAAGATACGTTGTTGATTATCTTGGGCAAGTCAAAGAAGTGATGGAGCGTGCGGAAAAATTGGAGGAGACGCTGAGTTCAATCTATGATTTTGAGCGCCTGCATTTCAATCAGACGTATGACGACAAACAAGAAAATATCTCCAGCGCCAAACTGGACTCAGATCTTCACACTGCGCCCTGATTTAGACCCTCCAGGATTTGCAGAAGTGTTTATTGACATCCACGAGAATCCCTACATCAAACCCAATGAAGTTGAAAAAGAAAAAGCCGCTGAGAAAAAGAAAAAGAAAAAGCTGGGGCGAAACGAAAAAGCTTAAAAGTCATCCCAATTAGACCCCTTGCGTTTCTCAAACTCATCGAGTGTCACTTTTTCAAAATCAATCGGCGCAACAGGAATCTTTCTTGTTAAATGTTTGTTGTCAGAGTTCTCTTCAGTTGCAATCCCGTTGATCTCGCAGTATTTCTCATACCACTCTTGAATCATTCTTCTATCAACAAAGCCCTGCATTAAATTTGCAATAGCTTGTACACTCTCGCCTTTTTCAAAAAGCAGGTTGACACAAACGCGCAAGATGCGATTCAGGGACGTTGAGGCTCGTGTTGGCATTTTGCAACTAAGGGCTTGACGGGTCGTGCTACGTGATGCTACCTTACACAAGTCACTCGACTATCTCAGTCAGAAAACATGTCGGTTCATCAAAAGCTCATGCAGGCACGCATCGCACTGCAGGGCAAAAAGCTGTCGAAAAGCGGCAAAAACAAATTTGCTGGATACAATTACTTTGAACTTGGTGATTTCCTCCCAACTGTTCAAGAAATCTTTTTGAAGCTTGGCATTTGCGGTGTTGTCAGCTATGGCACCGAGCAAGCAGTTCTCACGGTCTACGACTGCGACAAACCCGACGACAAGATTCTGATCTCTTCGCCAATGTCGTCTGCTGCGCTCAAGGGCGCACACGAAATTCAGAATCTCGGCGCAGTGCAGACCTACCTACGTCGTTACCTGTGGGTGACGGCGATGGAGATCGTTGAGCACGACGCCCTAGACGCCGTTCTGGGTAGCGATGGCGCTCGTAGCTCTGCGACACCAGCAAAGCGATCATCTCCCGCTCCTGTTTCTGCCCCTGAGCCCGCTGAAGCGTCGCCTGAGATCTCTCTGCAGCGCAAGCTGGAGAGCAAGCTGAACGAGCTGGGCATCACCCCCTACGGCATCAAAACCGTGCTGGCGCTGACGGAATCCGAAAGTATTGATGCGATAGCAGAAAACAAAGCCACTGCACTCTTGAAAGCGGTTGGCGCTGATCACATCAAGATGTTCAATCAAGGCAAGAACAGCAAAGGGGCGCAAATTATTCCCGCGCCCGTACAAGATCAATTGAGCGCTGCGAACTCGATTGATGAACTAGCGAAGGCTGCTGAGGAGGCGTTTGGTGATGACTGACCACCCCATCTCCGGGCCATCGCCAGAACTGGCGGCTAAATGGGTCCACGAGATCTACGGCAACACCGTAGTCATCCCCCTTCAAAAGCCCATGCTCGACGTCATCGACCACGCCGTCCGATGGGGCGCCGATCAAGAGTTGGAGGCGTGCTGCGAGCTGGTTAGGGACAACGACGGCTACGAGGCTGCGATGGCACTCCGCGCTGAACGCCGCCCATCTCCTAGGCCGCCTCAATCTCATGAGGTTTTTTAGGCGAAAAGCGTGGCGCTTGA